AGATAGGGCAGGTACCTATATTGAAAAAGATCCTTATGCGGTACTTGATTATAGTTTAGATTGGCATAACTGGATGCCATCAGGAGACCATATCAACACAATAACAGTAACAGCAGAAACAATCACAGGTGACTCAGCGCCACTTGTAATTGATTCAACTACAAACACCAATTTTATTGCAACAGCAACAATCAGTGGTGGTACTGTTGGTAACATCTACAACGTAGAATATAAAATTGTTACAGACAACAGTTTACAAGACTCACGTAATTTTAGAATCAGAGTATTGGAGAGAGGACTATAATGGAACAAGAACCAAGAATCACAAAAAAGAAATATAAAACTATTGATAGAGATTTGGTATTTCGTCTTGCGTGTATTCAGTGTTCAGACGTAGAAATTGCAGAAGCAGTAGGTATTTCAACTGAAGTACTTAAAAAAAGATTTTCAAAAATCATAGAACAAGGCAGACAAGAAGGCAAACAATCATTGCGTAGAGCAATGTACACCAAGGCAATGGACGGATCAGAAAGGCTACAAATCTTTTTATCAAAGCAGTATCTGGGAATGAAAGATACACCTGAAGACGGCGATGCGAAAGCACCTCTACCTTGGGAAGATTAATATATGGCACTAAGTGATGCACAAAAAGAAATTTGCTCAAGTGACGCTCGTTTTAGAGTAGCGGTCACTGGCAGACGGTTTGGCAAAACACACGTGGCTATGAGAGAACTTTCAAGGTTTGCGGCAACACATAATAACCAATTGGTTTGGTATGTTGCTCCAAGTTATAGAATGGCCAAAGGTATTGTTTGGGATCAACTCAAAGGTAGGCTCAAAGACCTACGTTGGGTAGAACAAACTAACGAAGCAGAACTAACAATGAGATTAAAAAACGGATCAAAGATATGCTTAAAAGGAGCAGACTCACCAGACAGTTTAAGAGGTGTTGGTCTCAACTTTCTTGTTATGGACGAATTCCAAGATACAGATCCCCGTGCTTGGACAGAAATTTTAAGACCTACACTATCTGATAAGAATGGACACGCTTTGTTCTTAGGTACACCAAGAGGTGTAGGATCATTTAGTCATGAAATGTATTCAATGGCTAAAGACACAGAAGATTGGAATTCATTTACATATCGCACTATAGACGGAGGGCAAGTTCCTGAAAAGGAAATTGAAGCGGCTAAAAGAGATATGGATCAAAGAACATTTGAACAAGAGTATTTGGCAACATTTACAACTTATTCAGGTGTGGTCTACTACAACTTTGATAGAGATGAAACAGTGAGGGCTTGTAGTGGACAAGACACAAGAGAAATTCATTGTGGCATTGACTTTAACGTTGATCCAATGAGTGTGTCAATAAGTGTAATAGAAGGCAACACAATATATTTTATAGATGAAATATGTATGCGTGGATCAAACACAGATGAAGTTTGTGATGAAATCAAACGTAGATATCCAAAGTCAAGGATTGTAATGTATCCAGACCCAGCAGGCAGACAAAGAAAAACAAGTGCTGGTGGTAGAACAGATATTTCAATACTACAAAATGCAGGGTTTCAAGTGCAAGTGCGTAATGCCCACACGCCAATTAGAGACCGTGTTAATAGTGTAAACGCTAAATTAAAGAATACACAGAACACAAGAACATTGTTTATTGATCCAAAATGTAAACAGATCATAAACAGTTTAGAAAAAATGGTTTACAAACCAGGTACATCCGTAATTGAAAAGGATGGAGAATTGGATCATATGGCTGACGCAGTTGGATATTTGGTAGACTTCCTATACCCACTACGCACAGACTTTGAATCTTCTACACCACAACGTTGGGCATTTACTGGTAACAACAATCAATCAAGGAGATGGACATAATGCCCTATATTAGAGATAGAGTAATTAAAGGGGACAGCCGTAACAACATTGATATGATATTAGAGGCGCATAGTGCTTACAAATATTATTTGAATAGATGGCAGTTCTTAGGAGATTCGTACCAAGGTGGCTACGATTACTTCGCAGGAAAATATTTAGAACCTTACTACTACGAAAGTAGAGAAGACTATGAAAAACGTCTACGTATGTTAGCAGTAGACAATCATACAAAAAGTGTTGTAGGAATCTACAACAGTTTCTTATTTCGTAGACCAATAAGACGTGACATGGGCAGTTTAGAAGGTGCTCCATTGAACGCATTTATGCAAGACGCAGACTTAGATGGTAGAAGTTTTGATGCTTTTATTAGAGACCTAAGCAGTCTTACAATGGTATATGGAAATGCTTGGGTAGTAGTTGATAAACCAACAACTCAAGTTACAACAAGAGCAGAAGAATTAGAACAAGGTCTAAGACCATATGTGAGTATCTTTACACCAGATAACGTCCTTGATTGGGAGTATTCACGTCAAACTAATGGTGCTTATACATTGAACTATCTTAAAGTAAAAGAAGAAGTAGTTGGTTCTACGCAATACATTAGAGAATATACACCAAATGAAATAAATGTGTATATTATAGATGGTGACGACAAACAAGGTGAACTGTTTGAAACAATGCCAAACACACTAGGTAGAATACCTGCGGTGTGTGTTTACGCACAACGTGGCAACGTCAGAGGCGTTGGTGTTAGTGCTGTTGGAGACATTGCTGATGTACAAAAAGAACTGTATGAATTCTCAAGTGAGATTGAACAGATTGTTAGATTAACAAATCACCCAACACTTGTAAAAACTGTTGACACAGAAGCAAGTGCAGGAGCAGGATCAATTGTACAACTACCACAAGGAATGGACCCAGGTCTTAAACCTTATCTGTTACAACCAGATGGTGCTTCAATTGAAGCAGTACTATCTAGTATGCAACGCAAGGTAGACTCAATTGATAGAATGGCTTGTTTAGGCGGTATACGTTCAATTGAATCAAGACGTTTGTCAGGCATTGGATTACAAACAGAATTTCAAATGTTAAATGCTAAATTGGCAGACTTTGCAATGAACTTAGAACACGCTGAAGAACAGATTTGGCGTATGTGGGCAATGTATCAAGGTCAAGTATGGGATGGATATGTAGAGTATTCACGTTCATTCTCAATACAAGACAAGTTTAATGATATCAATATGTTGAAGTTGGCAAAAGAAGCAAACGTAACATCACCAGGTATGTTAAAAGACATTGATGCTAAGATCTATGAAACAATTTTTGAAGAAGAATTTGAAGAGCAGAGCGTGGGGGCTATGGCACCTGATGCAATGGTACACGGGCCATTAACATCAGTGGGTGAGATGGTAAGTCATCTGCGTGAGATGTATAGTCAGGGTTATACAGACGAGCAGATACTTACTCTCCATCCAGAACTAAGTGCATTGTTTGGTAATGGCGAATAGATATGTTGCAGATGTTCCATACTACATTGAGGGCAATGAAGAACGTTTTAGAGAGTTGCTGGCAGAGTATAACGAAAATCTTCATCAGTTTGAAACAAAAAGTAACAAAACAGCAGGACGAAGAGCAAGGAAAAACCTCTTAGAACTGTATCATTTGTGTCGTACACGCAGAGCAGAAATACTTGAAGGTATGAAAGAATGTGGATGGCATGAACACCCAAGTTGGCAAGGAATAGAAGATGGCGAATAAATTAAATGAAGGTAGTGAATTTACTATACCTCTAAAAAATCTTCTAAGTCTTATAGCATTCACAGGTATTGCTGTATGGGCCTACTTTGGTATCATAGAACGTATTGCTTTTCTTGAACACAATCAAGAAATGATAGCAATAGAAGTTGAAGAAAATGACGAGTGGATAGATGATTTCAAACCACCTGTTGAAGTTCAAGATACTATAGCGAGGGTAAGAGAATTAGAACTGAAAGTTAAAGAACTGGAAGTTATAATAGCACAAGGAGAATAACATGGCTAAAGCAAGAGGCGGCAAAAAGAAAAAAGATAAGAAAAAGAAATCTACAAGAGGCGGTATGCGCCGTAAATAGTAGGTTTTGATACAAAAATACTAAATACAAACAGTACTGTCAAAGGGCAGGTGGTAACTCAACCAATTAGAAAGAGGTAAAATAATGACGCAAGATACAGCGGTAAATGAAACGGAGTCAACTGTTACTCCTACAGAACAACAGGTAGCAACACAGGAAACTAAGGAAAACCTTTTATCACAAGATGATGTAAATCGTATTGTAGCAGAAAGGGTAGCACGAGAAAAAGCAAAGTTTGAAAAGAAATTCTCAAACGTTGATTTAGATCACTACAAGACTTTGGTAGAAAAAGAAGAACTACGTCAACAAGAAGAACTTGAAAAGCGTGGTGAGTATGAGAAGTTATTGAAGGAACAGGCTGAAAAGTTTAACGGCAAGTTGACACAATATCAATCAGAACTTCATACTATCAAGGTAGATGGTGCTCTACTAAATGAGGCAAGTACGCAAAAAGCAATCAACCCTCAACAAGTAGTAAGCCTATTGAAAAACCAAGTCAAACTAAATGACGCAGGTGGAGTAGATGTAGTAGATCAAAACGGAAATGTGCGTTATGATGATAATGGTTCGCCCATTGCACCAAACACACTAATCAAAGAGTTCCTTAGTGCGAATCCACACTTTGTACAAGCAGGCCCAAGTGGTTCTGGTACAGGACAAGGCGTAGGTAAGCAAACTCCAGTGGTAGATAACGACATATCCAAGTTGGATATGACAAACCCTAATCACAGAGCCCAATATGCGGAAATCATGAAAGGCAAAGGGATTAGGATATAACATAAATGCTATCAATCTAAAGGAGATATAACATGGCAGATGAAGCAACAGGTGCAGTATTATCAGAACTGTACGCAAATATTGTACAATCAGCATTGTACACAATGAACGAGAAGACTATCATTAGACCTCTTGTTCGTAATTACGACATGAGCGGAACTCCAGGCTTAACAGCACAGGTTCCAATTTACCCAACAGTAGCGGCGGCGGCTGTAGCAGACGGCACAGACTTAGCCAACACAGCGTTCAACACTACTTCTAAAACTATCACAGCAAGTGAAATTGGTGTAATGGTTGAACTAACTGACTTAGCGGCTGAAGGTGCAACTGACGATGTAGCGGCGGCAATTGGTCGTCAATTAGGTTCAGCAATGGCTGAAAAAGTTGACACTGACTTAGCAGGATTATTTTCTGGATTTTCAACATCACTTGGAACAGGTGACTCAGAAATCACAGCAGATATGATCTTCCAAGCGGCGGCAACACTAAGATCTAACAATGCAGACCAAAATGGTGGTTATGTGTGTTTACTACACCCATTCCAAGCATACCAACTTAAAAAGCAATTAACTAACGTTGGAGCGACTATGAGTCACTCACTATCAGACGTTGGTAACAATGCTTTGAGAGATGGCTTCTTAGGTAAAATTGCTGGTGTAGACATTTTTGAATCTAACGTAGTATCAGGCGCAAGTGCTGGTGCATACGTTGGTGCAGTAATGTCAACTGACGCATTAGGTTACATGGTTAAGCGTTCAATGAGAATTGAAACAGAGCGTAACGCTTCTAAACGTAGTTTAGAAATCGTTGGTTCTATGGCTTACGGTGTTAGCGAACTATTTGACCAATACGGTGTTGGATTAGTAGCAGACGCACAGATTGCCTAATCAATCTTAACTGACTTAGAATAGGGCGTTTTGGCGCCCTATTCTTTTATACGAATAAATACAAATGGATGAAGAAGGACTTCACCAATAATGTTAGGAGCAGGACCCTATGGCTATATTAGCAACAATCACAGATGTCGCGGCGTTTGAGCCAGACATTGAAAATTACGGTATTTCAGACTTTGACGGCGAAATCGTAAAAGCACAATCTGATGTTTTTAGAGATTTACGCATTCGTTGGTGGCCCACACAGCAAATTGGACTTTATGATGTAAAGCACGTGGCTGGTGGTAATCAAGAGCCAGACGAAGATCTATATACA